AAAACAGCCAAGCTTCATCAGCTTTTCGAAGCTGAAGTTATCACTGGTAAGGCTGGCGGAGTTCCAGGTGGCGCGGACATTGAATACGCCACTAACCAGGTAACAGGACAGGTCCAGAAGACGATGCCTGCAATCCTCCAGGATATTGGTTTTCGTCCAGCCAGTTTCACCTTCACATCAGGCGGTACGCTTGCCGTCGGTGATAGTGATGTTGCCGTACTATGGTCTATCGCCAACGGAGGCGACGGTAATTATTACATATGGAAAGGGGCTTACCCTAAAACTATACCTGCGTCCTCCACGCCTGCATCAAGCGGGGGCGTTTCTTCCTCCGGATGGATGCCAGTTGGCGATATCAGTTTACGCAGCGAACTCGCCAACGTTTCTTCAGGAGATTCTCTTATTGGTGTGCAGTCGCCTTTAAGTGGCTCAGGTGCCAGAACTCAACACAGCAAGAATAATGACAGCATAAGCATTCTTGATTTTGCTGGCGCAGATGCGACCGGAGCGACAGATAGTACTTCGGCGCTTGTCTCCGCAATGGTTTCCGGGCGTACCGTTCATATACCTTCCGGCGCCAATATTTTAATTGCTCCCACCACGACTCTTGCAGGACATATGGTCGTCGACGGCACCATAACCATCAATTCTACGTGCAACATTGATTGTTCTGTCACCGTGCGGGCCGGTTCTATCGTAGTCAATTCTGGGTTCACGGCAACTTTCAGAAAATCTTTCGCAGCAAACCCTGGTCGCCAGATTTTCACCGGCGCGGGCGCAGTGTGGGGCATCCGGCATGTTTATCCGGAATGGTGGGGTGCTGTTGCTGATAATGCAACTGACTGCGCGACAGCGTTGAATGCCGCGTCGGTATGTGTGCAGAATTCTTCCGGATTTGCAGGCCAGACAAGACCGACTATTGAGTTGATGTCAGGGTATTATCTTATTGGCTCTACATGGACAATTCCTTCTTCCGCTAATATTGGTATTGAGGTTAAGGGTCAGGGTATTATCTTTGCAGGCACTCGCATTGTGGCTGCGGCTACTTTCAGCGGCACGCAGGCCGTCAATATGCCTATTTCGTCAGACTCTACCCAGAAAATTCTGGACTTTAAATTACGTGATTTCGGTATTGTACCTCAGACAGTTGGTTCCGGTGCCTCGATAGGCCTCCAGCTGGGCTCTTCCGGAATCATGATGAACGGTCTACGGGAGTCACTTGTAGAAAATCTTTATCTGGCTAACTTCGCTACGAGCATCCTCTGTCTAAACACTCGCCTCATCAAATTCAGTCGTGTAGGTGTGTGGAACAACTCAATCGCAACAGCATCAACTAACCTGATGATTCAGTCCGACGGTAAATTCTGCGGCGACATGAGTTTTGATAACTGTCAGTTTGTGAACCAGCAGACTATTACGGGCGCCAGAGCGGTTCGCGTAACCTCAAACGGGACTTTCAGCAGTTCAGGAGAGCGTGCGTATCAGGTGGCCGGTATCAGATTTACCGAGTGTATCTTCTATCCTGCCGACCAGACAGTTTATATAGATTGTCTTGGCGGGTCTCACATCGAAGATATTTTCTTCACAAACTGTCAGTTTGACGGCAACAGCAACACGATGATTTACTGTGTATCGAGCGGTGCCGGTAGTATTCTGCGCGATATTCAGATTTCGCATAACTACATGTTCGGCGGTAACATGTCTACTTCTGCCGCACAGATTCAGATGTTAACTTACACCACTGGGGTTATCCAAAACATACGCGTGGAGTCAAATACCCTTGGAAACGGGATTGGTCGTGTGGTTAACCTCACTACCGGAGCTGCGGGGAGTATTGTTGGTGTACTGATAAACAACAACTATATTGTCGACTTCAGCAACGCCAGCAATCCGGCAATAGAGATTGGCGGGGGGTGTGTGCGAGTTATGGCGAGGGGTAATATCGCTACTACAACTGCGAGTTCTTCATATCCTTACTTCATACAGGTCGATTCAGGGGCTAACTATTACGTCATTACGGATAATATGGCGTCCAACGTAGTTACGACTTCGACTGTACGAGAAGTAGCTGCTGGTGCAAACCGCGTAGTAGCGAATAACCTGTAAAAATAGGGCCCCTCACGGGGCCTTTTCCGTCAGACACTCAGCCATCAGAGCCGTGTAACTTATCAGGTCAATCAGTGTGTCGGCCATATCGCCCCCATTCTCCAGCTGCCGTTTAAGGCGCACTTCCTTCAGACAAATCATGAACTGCCACCCGGCAGAGGGACTTAGCTCTTCGCCTGTGCGCGCGTAGAACAGCTGGACAATTTCGTCCATGCTGCGCTCTTCTTTGCGGTCGTAGCCGTTCTCTGTGCCGCGTTGCTTGAGCGTCGCTGCCGTCTGTTCCAATAGTTCGTGGGCTTTCATTCTTTATTACCTTTGAACCAGTAATTATTGGCGGATTTAGTATCTTTCGCAAAACCAGCAATAACTGCCGCTAGAACAATAAAACCGATAAGAACGTAATCATTCCCTTCCGCTATTTTGGGAGCCAAAACACCAACCCATGTGCCCGCCGCGAAGAACATACACTTTCTACCGAACCATGCAATACTCATTCATGAATCTCCAGTGTGCATCCGCCGTTAGAAATTAACATCCGCAATGTAACTCCGTCCGCTCGCCGATACGTGGTAACTTCCTGCGAACCCATCAGACCGAGGTGTGCATTCTCCACTTCCCGGCTGATGAACTCGGGTTCTTCATCCCTGAGGTATTGTAAAGCCTCGCCCATATGCAACTTTTTCATTCCACATCTCCTGCGATAATGCTGTTAAGCATCTGAATCTGTGCGTTGGCCGCGTCGCGCTGTTCGCGGAGCTTTTGGTTCTCCGCCTCCAGTTGATTGTTTCGATACCGCAACTCTTTACGCTCTTTTAACAAAGATTTAAATGATTCTTCTACTGACATTATTCTGACCTCTTCTGTTTACAATACGCCATGAGCAATTCCTGCACGTCAGCTTTACCCTCAACTCGAGCCTGTACAACCTGGTCCAGCGTGCCTTCTGCCTGAATCTGGTAGACGAACACCGGGCGCGGGTGCCCCGCCTGATACTGGCGAACCGGGCCGATACGCTCGATGACCTGCGCGTAGTGCTCGTAGTTCCAGGTCATCGAGTAGAACGCCAGGTGGCAGCCGCCGTCCTGAAGGTTGAGGCCGTGGCCGGCTGAAGCCGGGTGAACCAGCAGCATAGGAATTTCGCCACGGTTCCATGCGTCAATCTGCCGGTTGCCCTTCGTGCCTTTAGCCAGTGCAATCGCCTCCGGGAACTTCTTCAGGATGCGCTCACGGTCGTGCTGGAACTGATATGCTACTAACAACGGAGCGCCGTTCAGCTCGTCATAGATGGAGTCCAGCGCGTCCAGCTTGGCGTTATGCACCGCTTCCCATTCGCGCGTTGCTTCTCCGTCGTCGCCTGTCACGTACACCGCGCCGCTGGCAATCTGAAGGCACTTCTGGGTCCGTGCTGCCGCGTTAGCCGCTTCGACCTCTCCGGCTTCGAGCTGGGCGAAGAGTTCCTTCTCCATCTGGTCGTACACCTTGCGCGCTTTAGACGGCAGCGGCACGACCACAGGCACGGTAACGTGTTTGTCACACCCGAAGTACTCGGCCGCGTCCACGGTCAGGGATATATCGGCAATCTTCTGGTGAATCTCCGTGTCCGCGCCGCTGCGGGGCTTGTACGACTTCGCCGCGTGATGGTCGCCTTCCTGCACGCTGACGAACCAGCGGTCGGTGAATGCCTGGTAGCTGCTGCCGAGGCGGTGGCCCGCGTCCAGGAACCAGCACTGCCCCCATAAATCTTTCAGGCCGTTCGGCGCCGGGGTACCGGTCAGATTGATGAAGCGCTTAATCTTCCTGTGCGCCACCTTGCCAAGTGCCCGGGCCCGCTTGCTACCACCTTTGCTGCGGAACGACTTCAGCTTGGTTGACTCATCGGCAACGATGACCGTGAACGGCCAACGGTCGCCCCAGAACTCTACCAGCCACTCCAGGATGTCGTAATTGCAGCAAACCACATTAGCGTCGTCATTGAGCATCACGTCCTCGCGATACTGGCGGCTGCC